AAGGAGGCTACTATGCCCTACCACGCTGGAAAAAAGAAGAAGAAAGTAAAAAAGCCTAAGGGTTACTAAAATGGCTAAGGCAAAACCTAAGAAAAAATCAGGTCCTACACCTAAAAACAAAGCGTTGTACGCTAGGGTCAAAGCGGAGGCTAAACGTAAGTTTGACGTATGGCCTAGTGCGTATGCTTCGGCATGGTTGACTCGTGAGTACAAAAAACGTGGTGGCACGTATGGCTAAAGGTGGACTAAAGAAGTGGTTTGCTGAAGAGTGGGTCGACGTCAAAACAGGCGAAAAGTGCGGACGTAGTGGTAAAGAAAAAAAGAAACGTCCGTACCCTTCCTGCAGACCTAAGGCTGTTGCAGCCAAGATGACCAAGGCTGAAAAGGCTTCTTCTGCACGACGTAAGACAGGACCTAAAAAAATAAAACATGCGGTAACTGCCTCAGGGAGACGTAGAAAAAAGTGAGTTACGAAACTAAAGTAAAGCAAGCTTTAGACATCTGTTTCAACAAAAACTACTTTAAGGGAAATAAAAACGAAAAAGCCATAGTAATGTATTCCGGAGGTATGGACAGCGTGTCACTACTCTGGAATCTTTTGGAACACACAGAACAAGACATACACGTACACTCAATACACATTGATAACTCAGAAGGACGTTGTAAAGCTGAAGCAGAGGCTATACTGGACTCTATAAACTTTATGAAGCAAAACCAAAGACCCTTTGAGTTTTCTTCTTCTGTTTACTCTCTAAAAGCGCAGTACCCCGGAGGCAAGGACATGACTCTAGCGTTATTCCAAGCTATGCGTGTGTCTTCTGCGATAAGCAAACAGTTTAACATTGTTTACACTGGGGATTACAGTATAGGCAGAGAAGAAGGATCAGAGGCACAAGGTGTACTAAACGCTCTGTGTACAAACCGACGAAGTAAACCTATTTGGTTAGCACCGTTTGAAGAAATGACGGTTATATCTTTAGAACGCAGCAAAGGTATCTACTTAAGTATGCCTGAGGAGCTACGAGGAATGTACTGGTCCTGTAGAAAACCTACGGAAGTAGGCAACGGTTTTGTCGTCTGTGGCGAGTGCCATGCTTGTAAACGTCAAGAAGCCCTAAGAAAAGACTTGACAAACGACTAAAAATCTGCTATACTATAACTATAGTTAACCACTTAGAGAAACTTATGACACCTGAGCTTGAAACTTATTTTAACAACTATAACGAACTCTTCAACCACGAAGGTTTCAAACAACTCATTCAAGAGCTTTCTACTAACGCTACTCAATTAGCAGATATTCAGACTGTAAAAAACGAAGAAGACCTCTTCTTTCGTAAAGGTCAGGTAGCTGCTTTTGCAACAGTAATTAATCTACAGGCTACTATAGAGGCCGCTAGAGACCAAGCAGAAGCCGAAGAAGAAGGCCCTGTAGATGTTTAAAATTTATGACTTCCGTTGTACTAACGGACATGTCTTTGAAGAAATGGTAGAGTCTGGCGTTACAACCAGTAGGTGCGGTTGTGGCGCTAACGCTACTAAAATGGTATCTGCCCCGTCTTTTGTACTTGAAGGCCATTCTGGGGACTTTCCCGGACGCCACATGAAATGGGTACGAGAGCACGAAAAAGCAGGTAAAAAATCCTCTCCATAATGATTATAATCACGGAGTTTAATTATGTCAAGAGCAACAATGCTTGATCCACAACCTGAAGAGGACAAAGTGGACGCCATTGAAAACGAAGTTAATGAGATTCAACAAGAACCAGAAGTTGAGCAACCTCAGCCAGAAGAATCCAACTTACCAGATAAGTATCAAGGTAAGTCTTTAGAAGAAGTAGTACAAATGCACCAAGAAGCTGAAAAGCTTTTAGGTCGTCAGTCTTCTGAAGTAGGCGAGCTTCGTAAGGTAGTCGACGACTATATCTCTAGTCAAACGCCTACCCCAGCACCTCAACAACAAACTGTTGAGCCTGAAGACGATATAGACTATTTTACAGATCCTCAAGGTGCGGTTAATCGTGCTATTGAGAATCACCCTAAGATTAGGGAAGCAGAGCAGTACACTGCACAGTACAAAAAGCAGTCGTCCTTAGCAACGCTTCAGACCAAACACCCGGACATGCAGACAATCCTTCAGGATCCTAAGTTTGCAGAATGGATTAAGGCATCTAAGATTAGGACTCAGTTGTTTGTACAAGCTGACCAACAATACGATGCTGACGCAGCGGACGAACTCTTCTCACTCTGGAAAGAACGGAAGACAGTAGCCCAACAAACTGCTCAAGTTGAAAAACAAGCACGTAAGCAACAGGTTAGGGCAGCTAATACAGGCAATGCACGAGGCAGTGCTGAAGGGACACGTAAAAAAGTATATCGTAGGGCCGACATTATTAAACTAATGAAAAACGACCCTGACCGTTACCAAGCTTTGTCAGACGAAATCATGGCAGCTTATGCGGAGGGTCGAGTCAAATAATCTAGGAGATTGACATGGCTACTGCAACTTATCCCGGCGCAGCGGGCTTTACTGCGAAGACAGAGGCAGATAAGTTTATTCCAGAAATCTGGAGTGACGAGATCATTGCTGCCTACCAAAAGAACCTGAAGATGGCTCCTCTTGTCAAAAAGCTTGCTATGACTGGCAAGAAAGGCGACAAGCTACATGTGCCTAAGCCTGTTCGTGGTGATGCAAATGCTAAGGTTGCTGACACAGCGGTAACTATCATTGCAAACACTGAAGGTGAACTGACTGTTGATATCGACCGTCACTTTGAATACTCACGTCTTATCGAAGACATCGTAGAAGTACAGGCGCTTTCTAGCCTCCGTCAGTTCTATACTGAAGACGCTGGTTATGCACTTGCTGTACAAATCGACAACGACCTTCACGCTGCAGGTACTGGTTTTGGTGACGGCGGTGCTGTAGTATTTAGCCCAGCTGCTACTGACTATCAGCACTCTGGTTGTTTCTTCAACGACGGCGGTACTACTACTCAGTACACTGACGACACTATCGTTGCTGGTGATGTGTTTACTGATGCTTTCTTCCGTGACATGATTCAGAAGCTTGATGACAACAACGTACCTATGGACGGACGTTCACTCATCATTCCACCTTCGGTCCGTAACACTATCATGGGTATCGACCGATACGTGTCTTCTGACTTCGTATCTGGTCAGGCAGTAAACTCTGGTCTTATCGGTAACCTCTATGGCGTAGACGTTTACGTTTCAGCTAACTGCCGTACTATCGAAGCAGCTGCAGACAACACTGCGTCTTCGGTTGACACTCGTGCTGCACTTCTGTTCCACACTGATGCAATCCTTATGGCTGAACAGCAGTCTGTACGTTCACAAACCCAGTACAAGCAGGAATACCTCTCAACTCTGTACACGGCTGACTGCCTGTACGGTGTTCAGGTGTACCGTCCTGAAGCTGGTTTCGTTCTCGCAGTCGCAGAGTAACGAACTCAAGGGGTCAGCAATGGCCCCTTTTCCTTTTCTTTTGTAGGAGCTTTGAATGGCTTTATTTCGTGGCACAGGCGGGTCTGGTGATGCTAGTACAGATACTTATGCGTCTGAAGTAGCCCTAGAAGCAACCAGAGCCTCTACAAAAGCAAACGAGGCTGCAGCGTCTGCTACGTCTGCGGCTAACGCACAAGCTGCTGCTGAGGCTGCACAGGCTGCTGCAGAAACAGCAGAGACTAACGCAGAAACTGCAGAGACTAATGCTGAGACTGCAGAAACCAATGCTGAAACTGCAAAAGCTGCTGCGGTAGATGCTCAGACATCAGCCACTACAGCTAAGACTGCAGCAGAAACAGCCCAGTCAGCAGCAGAAGTAGCTAAGACAGCAGCTGAAACTGCAGAGACTAATGCAGAGACTGCAGAAACTAATGCTGCTGCTTCTGCTACTACCGCTACTACTAAGGCTGGTGAAGCATCTACATCAGCAACCAATGCTGCCTCTAGCGCCTCCTCAGCGTCCACCTCAGCCACAAACGCAGCTACCAGTGCTACTGCAGCACAAACTGCACAAACGGCTGCAGAAGCCGCTCAGACGGCTGCTGAAGCTGCTCAGGAAGCTATTGACGGTTTGTACCTTGGTGCTCAGTCAAGCAACCCTACAGTAGACTTAAATGGTAATGCTGTTACTACAGGCGACTGGTACTTTAACACCAGTGACAACAGCACTAGAATTTACACTGGAAGTGCTTGGGACTCAATTAATCCTAACCTTGTTGGTGACACTAGCCCACAGTTAGGTGGCAACCTTGACCTAAACAGTAATGACATTACAGGTACAGGCAACGTTAACATCACAGGTAATGTGGTACTTAGTGGTACTGTTGATGGTCGTGACGTAGCGGCAGATGGCACAAAGTTAGACGGCATTGAGTCTAATGCTACAGCAGATCAAACAGCGGCAGAGATTAGAACGCTTGTAGAGTCAGCTACAGACTCCAATGTGTTTACTGATGCAGACCATACAAAACTAGACGGCATCGAAGCAGGCGCTACAGGAGACCAAACCAATGCTGAGATTAGAGCCGCAGTAGAAGCCGCTACGGACTCTAACGTTTTTACTGACGCTGATCATAGTAAGTTAGACGGTATAGAAACAGGAGCAGACGTAACCGACACAGCCAATGTAACAGCAGCTGGTGCATTGATGGACAGCGAGGTCACTAACCTTGCACAAGTCAAAGCATTTAACTCTGCTGACTACGCTACTGCGGCACAAGGCACTAAGGCTGACACGGCACACGGCTGGGGCAACCATGCTACTGCTGGTTATCTAACAAGCTTTACTGAAACTAATGACCTGTCTTCAGCAGTAACATGGGCTAACGTACCGGACGCTAACATTACTCAGTCTTCAGTAACACAGCATCAAGCGGCATTGTCAGTTACTGAGTCACAAATTAGTGACCTTCAAAGCTACATAACTGGCAACCAAACGATTACCCTGACTGGAGCTATCACAGGCTCAGGGACAACTTCTATTGCAACTACACTGTCAACAATTGACGGGGGAACTTATTAATGACCACGATTAAACTTAAGAATGGTTCTGGCGCACCAACGGCTGGGGATCTTGTCCAAGGTGAACCCGCATTAGACTTGACCAACAAGCGCCTTTATACAGAAGACTCAGGCGGTACTGTTATCGAAGTAGGTACTAATCCCGGTGAAGACGTAACCTTTGCTGATAACCGTAAGGCTGTATTTGGTGCTGGCTCAGACCTACAGATTTACCATGATGGGTCTAATAGTTATATTAATGATACTGGCACAGGTAATCTATTTGTTCGTGCAAGTGATAACTTCTACGTGCAAAATTCTGCTGGCACAGAGACTAAAGCCGCTTTCACTACGGATGGTGCGGTTAAGCTCTATTATAACGGTGGGACTAAATTCCAGACTGTTTCAGGCGGCGTAGACGTAACAGGTGTCATTACCACAGACGGTATGACTACCTCTGCTGACATTAACTTCGGTGACAATGATAAAGCAGTGTTTGGTGCTGGCTCAGACCTACAGATTTATCATGATGGGTCTAATAGCTACATCCAAGAGGCTGGCTCTGGAAACCTATACATTCAAGGTTCAAATGCTATTCGGTTGCGTAGTTCAGCATCTTTAGAAAATATGCTAGAGGCGCTTGAAAACGGCGCAGTAACTCTTTACTACGACAACGCCGCCAAACTAGCCACCACCTCTACAGGCATTGACGTAACGGGTACTGTGACGGCTGATGGTTTGACTGTTCAGACAGCGCAAGGAAATATCGAAATAGCAAACAGTTCAGCTATCATAGATATGCA